AGCTTGCTTAATTCCCAAGGAAATAGTCCTTTATCCCAAGATGTTCCAGAAATTTCTTTGTATTTTCCTCTTTCTTTGGCTAATCTGATAGCTTGCTTAATAAAATGATATGTTAAGTCTTCAAATAATTCATGTGTAAATCCTAAAGCCTCATCATCAGTAAATTTTATACCTTTGCTTGCTAATAAATTCGCATAGTTATTAACACCTATTCCTATGCTTCTTAAATCTTTGTTGAATTTTTCACCCAATCTGACTTTATAATTAGACACATCAAAGGCATTATCCATACCTAATAAAATGTTATAAGCTAACTCATCTTTTTCTTCTCCTGTCATTTCATCCCATTTAACTAAATTAACAGAAGAAAGATTACAAATACCTATTAAACCATCGTATTTTCTTACATTTGTCCATTCGTCATTATCTGAGTCTTTTACCAGTTTATCTTTAATAAGATTAATAGGTTTTGTTCTAACAGTTACCTCTGTGCATAAATTGCTCATCTTTATAACATCAGAACACACTCTCTGTTCATTCACGTTGTCCATACTTAACCAATAAATGTTTCCTGTTTCACTTCTAACTTTAGCATAAAGAAATGCTAATTCTCTCGCTTTGATTTTTCTTTTTCTAATACCTGGTTTTTTAGAATAATACTCATACCATTTATCAAATTCATCTCCATAGGCTTCTATTAATTCAGGTGTATCTAACGGATCAAATAAAAATACTTCCTCACCATTTTTAATAGCTTCAGAAAATCTTCTATTCCATTTCATTGTATATTTTAATTTTCTAGCTCTTTCTTCATCAGCTCCACCTGCGTCTTTTAGCATAATTATTTCAGGAGATTCATAATGCCACCACGCAAAATTAACAACTGCTGCACCACTTCTAACACCTCTTTGATTAAAGGCTGAAACAACACTTTCAAACAATTTAATAAAGTTGATAACACCAGACGTTTTACCAACCAAATCTACTATTGCACCTATTGCCCTTAATCTTGTTACATCTAATCCTATCCCACTGCCATATTTAGAATAAATTCCCATATCTCTGGCAACTTCTAAGATGCTTTCAGAGTCGTCATCAACTTCTATCAGGACACAACTGGTTGGATTAAAAACTCTTTCTAAAGCATTTACAATCATTGGTGTTGGTGCTGTAAATTTATGTAAAGACAAATCATCATATTTTCTTTTAATTGTTTCTAACCTGTTTTTATCCTTATAATGTAATTGAATTGATATAGCCATATATCTATGTTGAGGTAATTCTAAAAATTTTGTTTTTGTGTATTTTTTAGAATACTTCTGCATAAATAATTCAAATCCACCAAATGTAAAGAGAAAATCTCTGTCAGGATTAATATAATTACCAAGCTCTCTTAATTCTTCTTCTGTAAAGGTATCTAAAATTTCTTTATTATAAACTTTGTATTGAATTCCTTTTTGAAGAACTTCAAAGTAATCAGGATATTTGTCTCTACTTACATTCCAAACATCTTTTCTATATCTCAATATTAACAAATTTTTTGCTATAACGTCCCAAATAGGATAAAGCTCGGAAATAAAATTAGCACAAGTTTCAATAACTTCATCCAATAATTTGATAACTGAAATTTTATTTCCTATTTTTAAATCAATTGCCTTTAATACATCTTTTACAAAAGTTTCATCATACGGCTCTTTTATTCCTGCTTCATTGACAGCCCACTTAATGACTTTATAAAGTTTTTCTTCTGAATAAGGTTCTTCTCTTCCATCTCTTTTTATAACAATATGTTTTTTTCCTTCTTTTAGCTCTATCATAATTTCCCTTTAAAGTTTTACACCTAAATCTTTTAATTGCTCTATATAATCATAAGTATACTCTAAAACATTTTTATTTATATTTTCATATTTTATTATTGTTCCATTTGAATCAAATAAAATATTACCAGAAGGTGTTTTTAATAAATAGACATTAATATTTCCAGCTGTTAGAATTTTTTCAACATCAACATTAATGTTTAAATCATCTTTATAATTTTTTTTAAACAATTTTTTATTGAATTTCTTTCTATTTTTTAAACTATTTTTAAAATAAACAGTATCTTCAAAATCCATTGTTCCACAAGCAATTAAGTCAAAAACATAAGCTCTAAAATTTCCATCTGAAGTATTTTTATGAAATTTATAAATTTCTTCTTCTCTTGTTGAAAAACACGTTGCTGAAACCAATAAAGATTTTTTTCTTAAAGTAAGTTTTAAATACTTTTCCATATTGGTAATTTTCAATAAAATTGTTTTATGCTCAATTAAGTAACCTTTCCAATTTTCAATTTCATAAAATGAATTTGGATTAAATCCTCTAATATTGTCTTTCCCAAACATTTCTTCTAAAATGTTTAAAAAATTGTATGGAAATTCATTATCGCTAAAAAATTTCATGAAATTTTCCAACACTTCTGTTAAATCTCCCGATATGAATTTTTCAAAGTAACCCATAAAAACTCCTTTATTTTTATTAAATTATATTATATTTTTAGCTATAAGTAAAGCTAATTTACTTCCATCCTAAATATTTTAATGAAGTTTATGTAATTCATTTAATTTTTTCAATAAATTTTTATATTGCATACTTTTTCCTTTTAAATTATTAATTTTTCAATTACTTTCAAGTAATCATCAGAAATATAATAGCTATTGTATTTATATTTATATCCAAGCTCTTTTAAGAACATTTTTATCTCTTTATTCAATTCTTTTGGAACAAATCTCTGTTTCAATGAAATTTTATCTTTATAATACAACATTTTCTTTAAAAGTTTTATTTTTTCTAAGTTTATTCCATTTTTCTCTAAAATACTAAAATAATTTGACAAATCTTCTTTTTTCATCAAAAATAGTTTATGATTCAATATTTTGTCAAAATTTTTTTCATTTTTCAAAATTATCTTCAATAATTGTATTTTTTCATCTTCTGAATCAAAGTTTATGAATTTTTCATAATAATTTACCTTTTGTTCTTCATTATAAGATAAATCATTATTTTTTAGACGATTTAGCAATAATTCTACTTTTTGTCGCTCTTTTTCTTTAATTTGTTGTTTAATTGCTTTCAAATTCAAAGTTGTTCGTTCTTCTACAATTTTTATCTTATTTTTATCAAATTGATGTTCAAGAAGCTTTAAAAAACTTTTTTTGTGATCAACTTCTAATAAATTTAAAAAAGTTTCTATACTAAACATAAACTCACCAAAATCATTTATGACTTTATTTCCATAATTATCAAATAAAAAATAAATTGATTCATCTAAAAAATACAAATATTCATTTTTCAAAATTTCTTTATCTATAATTTTAAATTTTTTTATTTCTTTTATATAGAAATTTATTTTTTCAGCAAATCTATTTCTTTTTAATTGCTGTAATGATGAAATAACATCTATTGTTTGACTTTCATCTATATGATAATGAATTTTTACATTTGGACAATTAATTGATATACCAACAGTGATAGTCGGAGTAAATATTAATGCATCCCATTTAGCTTCATCAGAAAATGTTTCAATTATTCTATTTTTTTCTTCTTCAGATGTATCTCCATTTAAAAATACAACTTTCTTTCCATTTTGTTTTAATAATTCACTTATAATGTATCCTGTGCTTTTATTTGACACAGATACTGTTATTTTTTCTTTTTCTCCAAGTATTTTAGAAATAATAGTATTTTTATCAGTAAATTGAATAAGTTCTGTATTATCTTTATATTCATTGAATAAATATTTTATTTTTCTTCTTTTAAAGAAGTTTGGCTCTATTTCTAAGAATGCATCAAGCAAAATGAGCTTAAAATTTTTATTTGTGAGTATTTTATACAATTTCATCTTATTTAGTGTTGATTTTTCAGTTAAATTGGATAAAAGATGTATTAATAATGAAATATATTCATCAATTATCACAATATCAAATTTTTTCACATCATATCTCCATAAACTATCAAATTGTGTGACTAAATGGCCATTATCTTGATAATTATCATAATAAATATGAATATTGTATTTTTTTGATATATCTTCAGCTAAACTTCTACGATTTGTTATAAATAAGCATCTTTTTCCGTTTTTTGTATAAAAATCAAGATATTTTGCAATTAAATTTGATTTACCTGTCCCCATTGGTGATTTTATCTTTAAAATATCAAAATCTTCTATCATTTCTGAAGAAATGTATCTTTCATTGATAAAAATTGTATTTTTTCTTTTTAATTTTGATTTTATGGTATTAATTGAAAGTTTTTTCAATTTTTCATCAAGTTTTTCTTCATTTTTCTCATTTATGAAATCTTTTACAACATTTAACTTAGAAATGTCTTTATAAAAATTTATTGATTTGGATGGATTGAAATGATGCAATATAAAAGGATTATTTTTAAAAAGAAAATAACCTCTTGGTGTTTTTTCATTTGGATGTCTAAATACAAGTAAATCTCCTTTATCTTCAACAACAGAAAACCCAAGTCCATTCAAATATTTTATGCTTTCAAAAAGAATATCTTCATAATTTTCATTTTTAATTTCTTTCTTTTTTATCTTTGGAAGTTTTTTAATTTCGCCTTCATTAAAAATAACAAAATCATTTTTTAATGTTGGTGCCTGATATGTGGCTTCTCTAGTTACAGAAAGATCTATTTTTCCAAGCCCTTTTATCAAAAAATTTATATTCAAAAGAAACTGTTTAATTGATTCTTCGTTATTAGCTCCTTCAACTAAAACAGCTCCTTTTAAATTATATTTTCCATTTCCATAGCTTCTACTAGGCAATATAAAAAAATAATATTTTTCTTTTTTAAGAATTTCTATTATTTGTTCTGAATCTTCTTTTGAAAAAATATCATCTATATCTAAGACAATATATTGTATTGATTTACATAGATAATCTTTCAATTCTCTTTTTAGACGTCTTTTAATTATAGGCTCTTTTATATTATAACGACGATTTAAATGAAAGTGATTAATAAAATAGTATGGAAGTTCTTCAAAAGAAGTTTTGATAGTTTTGAATTCGAATGTATCATTATTGTAAGGTGATATTGGGAATTTTGAAGTGCTTTGAGAGTTGAAAATTGTAATTTTTATATTTTTCATTTTTTCACCTTAAATCCTTTGTAATTCACTTATCCGAGCCTCTCTAAGAGCGTTATATCATATTGATGGTAAAGTTATATTAAAGTTTAAATATTTTTAACTGAGAGGCTCTAATAAATAAATTATTTTTTATTATAATATATTTTTTCACAAAAGTAAAGGATTTAATAACTTTATCTGCATTTACAAATAAAACCCATAATTTTTTTAAAAAATGATTTTTGACTTTTTTTCTTTTTTATAAGTTTTTTATCCAAAATTTCCATTAATTCTCTAAAAGCAATTAACTTTGGATTCCATCTTTCTTCAGAGTATGTGATATTTTTAATTTTCGATAAATCCACCTTATCATAAGGATAAAAAAATAGAAGAAACTCATCCCCGCCTATTCTAAAAAATTGAGCTGATGTATTGTTTATGACTTTCTTTATTGAATTTACTACATCGAGTAAAAAATTATCACCAAAATGGTATCCATGATTTCTATTTATATTGTGTAAATCATTTATATCAATTAATACAACATTATAAATTTTATCTTTATTTATTTCTTCTAAATAATCATCAAGCTTAAATCTATTTCCTATTTTTGTTAAATTATCTGTTTTTAATCTCATTATTTCTTTTTCACAAATTTTCATTTTTGTCCCTATTAAGGTAATTTACTAAATATTTAATTTAAAATTACCAAAATCATGTTCTCCATCACAGTGTCCGAATTTTTTAAAAGGACACCAGTCACAGAGAGCTGTAATATTTTTTGGAAATTGAGAAGCCTTTTCAATAGGTTTAATATAATCTATCATATTTTTTATTAATTCATTAAGTTGTTCTCTATAATATGTTCTTGAAACAAATTTATTGTGCTCAATAAAATAAAAATATGTTTCAACTTTTTCTATTTGAGAAAACCTTAAAAAAGCCCAAATGCTATAAATCATAACTTGCATTTCATTTTGATCTTCTTTATATTTTCCTGATTTCCAGTCTACAATAATAGCTGTTTTTTGATTAACATCATCTTTAATGGCTAAAAAATCTATAAATCCTCTTACTAAAACATTTTTTCCATTTTTATAATTTTCAGGTATTAATTTATTTTTTCCTTGCCTTGAAGGATCAAGAATTAGAGAAAATCCTTGCTCTATATATTTTTCTTTTAAAGATTTAAAAAAATTATAATGAGGTGAAACAATAAAATTGTTAAAAATTTGTCTATATTTATTTTTATCTTCATCTTTAGATAATTTAAAAACAAAATTTCCTTTTTCATTTTTTAAGTCACATTCTATTAAATGATGAAGATATTTACCTTTTTCTAAAGCAATGTTTGTTTCAAAGGGTATTTTTATTTTATCAATATACTGTAATTTGAATTTTCTTGGACATTGATGAAAAGATCCCATTTTTGAAAAGCTATATGGTGTAAATTTCAATTTTTCTCCTTGATTTTTATTTTGAAATAAAATTAAACTTTAAAATATGATTTTCCTAAATAATACTGTCTTATTATAAATCTAATATTTTCTGTTTTTAAGTCAAATTTTTCTGCAACTTTTTTAATATTTTTGACTTTAAAGAAATATTCAATAACTTTCAAATTAAAATCATTCATATTCATTTCATTCCTTTATTTTAAAATAAAAATCAAAGAGGATTAAAGAAGAGAAGCTATTGAATTTAAAATATCCTCATCTCTTTTTATAATATCCTCTATTGTATCAACTAAATCTTTTTCTTGAGAATACTGCTCTTTTAATTCTTTTTTAATTTCTCTTATAGCTTTGTTAATTTCTTTTACAAGAATACCATTATCTTTAGCTTCTTGTTTAATGACTTTCATATCTTCTTTGATACCTTTTATTTCCATTTCTAAAGCAATTAATTGTTTTACATATTTTTTAATTTGTTCTTCATTATTTTGAATTTCTGTAATCATACACATATTACTCTCCTAATATTTCTTTTTTAACTTCTTGATAAACATCATACATATCGTCTTCTTCTTTAAATCTCCAATAAACAAATTTAGAAATTTTAATTATGTCTCCTGTCTTATAATCTTTTACATCAACACCAAAGTCAAGATTAAAAATTATTTTATTAACTTTTCCAGGTTCAAATGTAATGGTATTAATATGGTTTTTGTTTACAATTTCATTTTGAGATTCATGTATCAAGAAATTTTCTTTTACAAAATCTATATTTAAAAGTTTATTTTTTAACTTATCAAAATCATAATCAGTATTTAATTCCTGAATATAAAAATCGCTTGTTTCTCTTCCAAGAATATTAATTGCATTAGAAAAGTTAAAAATAACTTGCCTTTTTCTCTTATTAAAAATAATTGTTGCTGTTTTACTTAAATTTACTATTTTTGAATCTAACTCCATAAATTTATACATAATTTCTCCTTTTCATTTTATTTAATTTTTTAAATCATAATTATAATTATAAAATAATTTTTAAGAAAAGTAAAGGGTTAAAGAAGTTTTAACTTCAATTTACCTTTAAATCCTCTTTGGATATTATCTAATATAAGATGTTTAACCATTTCTTTACTCCAGCCATTCTGTATCAACTCATTAAAATCTTTGGCGGTTATTGCTTCTCCACCATACACTTTTGGCCAAACAAAAACATAATAATCATCTACATATTTTAGACTTTGCTCTTTTGAAGCAATATCATAATTTTGATTGTCTAAACAAAATACAGGTTTTTCAAGTTTATCTAACAGATCTTGTGGAAAACTTATACCTAAATTTGCCACAATTCTATTAAGAGGTAATCCGCTACTTAAAGCATCAAATACTGATTCAAATATAAAAACAGCTTTATCCCAGTCAACATTAAATATGTTCCACACCTTTAAACCGTGATTTGGCAAAAATGTATAAAATTCTTTTTTATATAACTTTCTTGCTTGAAATCCGTATAGTTTACCATCTTTTTCAAGTGGTGTTATGATACTGTCTTTTATATAAAGTGTTTTATCTTTTAATTTAACATTTTCTTTACAATAATAGAATAAATCTTTAAATTGTTTCAATCCTCTTTTTATCAGATAATCTTCAGCAGGCGTTCCTTCAACAGGAACAAATTCTTTTGGTAAATCAAAAAGAATAAAATCTTTTTGAATCTGCTTATTGATTTCTTCTACTTCTTCAAGTTGTTTAGATTTATTTTTAAGTTTATCTAAATATTCTTTTCTTGTTTCTGCTTTATACTGTTCATAAAGACTCATATCCACTGTTTTAAGATATGTTTTTAATGCTCCTGTAAATCCACAGTTGAAACATTTTACAAGAGGTTTTTCTAAATAATGATCATAATAAAAATGTAAGCGTTGTTTTCTATTCCAACTTTTACCCTCTCTACATATAGGGCAGCAAATAGCTGTATCACAATCTTTTTCTTTTGGAGGGAGTTCACTAATATTTGTTAATTTAAAATAATATTTGTCTCTTTCATTCAATTGACACATTTTAACTCCATTCATCCAGCTCAGAAGTTTTGTGATTATTTTGATGTAAATTTTCCTGAACCTTTGACTGCATTGAAAAATCATTCATATTCATAAATTGTTCATTTAGATTAAATTTTAAAAGGAACTTTTGAATACACTGTCCATTATATTCAACTTCTTTTTCAAGATAAGTTTTCCAAATTTTTTCTTCTACTTTTTTAGGAATAAAATCAAAATCAATTAATTGTTGATTCCTTTTATAATTATACTTAAATTTTTTAGAAAGTAAAGCTTCTTTGAAATGTCCTTCTCTCAAAAATTTTAATGCTGTTTTTTCACCAAATCTTGCTTTTTTATAGATATCTTTATCAGGGCATTTTTCTTCAAATTCCTTTTTAATTTTTTCAAATAAATCTTTATACTCAAATTCAAGTTTATCTACATCATAAACAAATACATTATTTTCTTTTAAAAATTTTATAAAGTCTGTAGAATATTCTAACCCTTCGCGAACGCTTGGAACATTATCAGATTTATCTCCAATTAGCACATGAATATCTTTAAACAATTTAATATTTTCTAAACTATCTTCAATTTCTTTTTGTTTTATCGGATCATACATTCTTGCATTATAAAGAAGGCATTGTTTCATATCTTTATCAGAAGTTACAACAATAGTTCCTTCAATTCTTTTTGACAATACAGCAATAATATCATCTGCTTCAACACCATCAACTTTTATTACTTTATAAGGAAAGCATTTATCTAAAATATTTATGAAAGCCTCTAATTTACTAAAATATTCATTAAAGTTAATATCACTTTCATCTCTATTTTTCTTTCTATGTCCTTTATATTCAGGATAAATTTCTTTTCTCCAGTTGTTTTTTCCATCGATAGCAAGAACAATTTCATTGTTTGGAAATTTTCTTGAAATATGTCTCAAAGAATTGAGCATAAGATGATAGAACATTGGCATAAATTCATCAGTTATATATTTTTTGTTGGATTTTTTAGGTTTTGCGAGAGAAATTGCAGTGTATAAGTTTCTATGCCCGAGATGGCTAAAGTCTACTATTACCATTTTTAACTCCTTATTTTTATAGAAAAGGGTATAAGAAAATCTTATAGCCCATCTAAAAGAGAATCTAAATCGTCGTCACTTACAGAAGGTGCTACAGAAGCTTTAGGCTTTTCTTGCACAGGTTCAGATTTAGGTTCTTCTTTTACTTCTTGTTTTGGTGCTGACGTTTCATTAATAGGGTTTGGTTTTGTAATAGATTTTTTGAATAGTTTTCTATTAGGATTGCTAATATCATCATAAGGTTCTGTGATTATCTCAGATCCATTTCTTAATAGAAATTCTTCAAGTTCTGTTCCAGCGATGGCTTTTTTAAATCTTGCAAGAAGTTTTTCATAAGGTTCAAATGTATCTTCTCCAAGAATAATTTCATTCAAATCATAACAATTTTCTTCAATAAATCTTTTTGCTTCTTCAACATCTGTAAATAGCGCACTAGGTTTATCAAATGTTGTATTGTCATAATTTGGAAAATCTTTTTTAGATTTTTTAGTTCTTACAAGAATCATATTTGCACCATCAATTGGGTCAAATACATTAATAGGTTGAATACCAGCATCTCTTAAATCTTCTGATGGATTTAATACAGCTTTAATTTTATCAAGTAATTTTACACCATACGTCCAGTAAAATACTTTTCCATTATTGTCAGGATTTCCATTGTCTTTAATAACATAAACATTACTAGCAAATTTTGTTTTTCTACTGATTTGTTTTGCGAATTCTTTGGCTTCATCTGTTCCAATAGCATTTAATTCATAATAAATATCTGATACTGGACAAGGCTTTCCAATGGTTTGTGGTGATTTTGCTCTATAATATTTTACATTTCCTGTTTTATCTTGGAATCTTATATAGTGCTCAAAATATTTTACAATAGGAACATCATTAATGTTTTTTTGAGGTAGAAGTCTAATAACAGCACTTCCATTCCCTTTTTCATCTGTCGTTAGATCCCATTCTCTTTCGTCACCATATTTTTTCTTTGGTTCAAAAACTTGTTGTAGTTGTTGTGTTAAGGCATTTGTGTCAAATAGTCCCATAATTTACGTCCTTTTCGTTAATTTCGTGTTTTTCGTGTTTTTCGTAGTTTAACGACATGCCGACAGGTCAAAGAATTAAAGCTCTTTTTTAATAGAAAGAATTAATTCAAATGGCTCATCAATATTTTTTAGATAAGCTATTGGATTGTTTGTTTTTGGATTTCTTTTTATATATAATGCATATTCACCCTCAGGTATTTTGTTGATATTTAATATATCAAAAACAAACTTACTTTCTTCTTTTGAGTCAATATCTTTTTCATGATAATTTGGATTTTGATAATTATTATTTGCATCAAGTGTGGTTATTACTAATTTATTTTCAGACGTATCAATTACTAAATCACTATGTCCAAGAATGCTTGAAATTTTCTTGATATGCTTCAAATCTTCTTTTGATAAATCAAATTCAACAACTGAGTCGACTGACTTAACTTTATCAAATATATCAGGCTTTACTGAAAATTTTTCAAGCAAATTTATACTTGTGGTTTCATAAATTTGCTTTAATTTCCCATTATTAATAACAACATTTTCTCCATCTTTTTCTAAAAAGACATTTTCGCCGAAATAATCCACGAGACTTAAAAATTGCGATAAATTATAAATTCCGAACTTTTCAAACTCTTCTTCACCTAATTCATTTAAATCTATAGACGCCAAAATAGAATGATCTGTCGTCAAAACAGTCTTTGGATATTCTATAATAGCTGAATTAGAAATTTGAATTAATTTCTTTAAAATTGGTATAGTATTTTCTAACATAATTATCCTTTTTTAGTTAATTGATTGAATATCAGCAAGTGTTTTTTCGAAGATATGCTCAACCATATTTTTTGCCACTCTTTTAGCTGTTCTTTTATCAGAACAAGTTTTCAAAGCATCTTCAGTAAATTTTCCTATATATTCTTTTTTTAAATCATCCAAATTATAGCTTTTAAAAACTTCTAATTTATCTTCACCTAAAATAGCAACCCTTGTATATACTTGAATATCTTCAGCAAGCTTATGTTGTAAATCTAATGAAACCATTTTAACTCCTTAATTTTTTTATAATATAATTATATAATAATTTTTGAAAAAAGTAAATCAAAAATAAAATTTTATTTCCAAAAAATTATAACCCTTTCCCATAAATGTTTCATCAACATAGATATCATCAATTTTTTTACCAAATTTTTGAAAAACATCTTTGACAATTTCTTTTATTGCTTTTCTATCATAATCACTTAAAGGTGCAAATACAACAAAGGTTATTTCTTGTTCACCCAAATCTAATATTAAATTTTTAATATTGTATACATCACCCAATGTAATTGCTAGCACTTTTTCTAATTTTTTCTCATTCATTTTAACTCCTTAAATTTTCCTGTTATTACAAACATTACATTTCATATTCATCCTTTATTTTAAAATAAGATTTTCAAATTCTGATCTTAATCTATTTGGATTCACGTTTTGAATCATATATTCAAAATGTTTTCTTGCTTCAGCAAGAGTTTTATTTGACGGAGTAAATCCTTTTTGCGTAAGTTTATATACTCTTAAAACCCTCATAGGATCTTCTATTATTCTTTGATGTGGATTACCTTGAAATTGAAACATCCTTTTTGAAGCATTTTCAATACCACTCTTATCAAGTTTGTCTTCAATTTCCATTTTTTGGATACTAAAATAAATACAATTTACATCAAAGTCTCTTCTTTCCCAATCTTGTTTTAATGTCCCAGGCTTAAAACCACTATTATCTTTATCACTTCTTAAATTTGCTATTTCAAAATTTTCACCATTAATATTTACAAGAATTACACCAAAATGAGCACCAACTTCTTGAAACTCAATATTGTGTCTTTTTAATTGCTCTTTAACTTTTTGAACATTATCAACTACTAAATCAACGTCTTTTGGATCAAATCCGGCAATAACATCTCGTATAAAACCACCCACAATCCAAACTTTAGCTTTTGGAACAATCAAATCCAAAAGTTCTAAAAGATTATAATTTGTTTTAATTTTTAATTTAATTTCTGAATTAAAATGCCAAAATAAATCAATTTTTTCTTGAATATGTTTTGGAAGATATCTTTTAGTCATAGTCAGAATTTCTTCATCTAAAAGATGTTGTAGATGTTCCCATTCTTCGCCTGTGTGCTTTCTTTTTTGAATTTCTTTTTCTATTGCATTATAAACCATTTTAACTCCTCAACTTTTCTTATAGTAATTATAATATAATTTTTAAGAAAGGTAAATAGTTAAAAAGAAAAATTACAAACATTTTTCTTAACTATTTTCATTAATAATTTTTCAATTTCATTCCAATTAGCTGTTTTAGGAAGTTTTTCTCTATCGTGTGCAACAAATCTTTCAAATCTTTTTTCAGCTTCTTTTTGAAGTTCTTCTAAACTAAATTTTCCTTTTCTTACATCTAGCAAAAATTCTTTTTCTCTTACAGGAAATTCTAATTTCCCTTTTGAGATTAAATCTTCTCCTTCATTAAGAAGCCTAAATAAATGCATAAAAAATTTAGTATCATAACCATGCTTCTCCCATATTTTAGCTCTATGTGATGTCATCTGTAATTTTTCTTCAACCATTTTTTCTACTTTTTTAACAAAATAATTTAAAGGGAATGTTAAATTTTTTAGATAAATATTTTTATCATCAACTTTGTAACCATGTTTTTCTAAATCTACTCTAAATTCAGCAAGCGTTCTATCTGAATTAAATGTTAAAAGTGTGTTTTTAAATCCTTTAAGTTCAGATAAATTTTCAGCTTTTGAGATACCCTTTTTCATTTGCTGTCTTGCGTATCCTTGAAAGCTATCAAACACCCTTCTATTTATAAACAAATGGTAATTATTTTGAATTTCTTCAAATTCTGGTGTATTAAAAACAACAACATCTTTACCTTTAGCAAAAAGAAGCTCTACAATATTAGGATTTACATCACCAGCTAATTTTAAAAATTGCCTTAATTCATATACTTTAATATCAACTGCATCTTTAGTATTTTTTCCAGATTCATCTTTATCTTTTATGGAACAATCAATTTCTTTCACATTTTTAATCCCAATGTAATATTCAGGATTACCTAAAAATACCCCAACAAAATCTTCATCTGATTCAGGAGTATTTGTCCCATAGAGATGAGAACCTGTTTTTGTTAAAAATAATAATTTTCCAAATTCTTGCAATTTTTCGTTTACTCTTTTTAATAATTCTTCTTTTACCATTCTAACTCCTTTTAATTCACTTATCTGAGCCTCTCTAAGGAATAATCTTTTATTTTTAATATATAATTATTAAAATCACTTAAAAGCTCTTAGAGAGGCTCTAATAAATAAACTATTTATAGTATAATTATAATATAATTTTTTGCAAAAGTAAATAGTTTAAGGAAAATTTAAGAATCTTCTTTATATTTATTTTCATCTATTTCTTCAAATCTTATCTTATCAAAAATTATTTTTAACCCTTTTAATTTTTTAAATAGATCTTCAGGACCAATATCTTCTGGCAAATCATAATATAATGTTAAATGCGGGATATATTTATCATAATCAAAGGAAGCTCCTTTTTTAATCCACTGATTAAACAATTCTTCACATTTAGGACATTCTAATATCAATACAAAACTTCTTCCATAATTTGGACTTTCAAAAATTGTCCAATCTTTAACAACAGCTTCACAAGAATATGGAAGATCTTTCATATCTAAAATTTTTTTCTGAATTTCTACAGGCTTTTTAGAATAAACTATTGTTGTATGATATTCATCATTAAAATCTTTCGGTTTTGGGAGTAATTCATCAATTTTTAATTCTGTTTTACTATCAACTAATACTGCACAATAGAGAGGAAGCTTAACTTTTTCAGATAATTCTTCAATAATTTCTTTTATCATTTTCTTGCCCTTTATAAATTTTCTTCTAATTTTTTGATTATTTCTTTTATTTTTTCATACTGTGTATATTCATCTATTTCTTCTTCATCATTTAATGTAAGCATATAATAGATGTCAAGTTTTTCAGTCAAAACTCTTTTTGCCAAATCTTCTAAAGCGAAAAGGACTAAATCCTTTTCAAATTTTGTAAATTTCATTTTTCAGCCTTTCATCATATCCTTTACAATTTGACTTGCTTCTTTCATATTGACTGGATGTTTTTTAAGTTCTTGCATAATTTGCCCAAAATTATAATTTTCTGCTAAGCACTTTTCTACAATTTCAATAATTTCATTTTTATCCAATTCTTTTGGAAGTATCTGCTTAGCTAGGTCTTTAACAAATTTTAATTCATCTTCAACTGGCATAAAATTTGCTCTTGCATCTTCGAGCTGTTTAAGATATTTTTTAATTCCTTTTTGAATATGAACTTCTGATACTTTTTCATTTTTCTCTTTAGCTATTTTTTCTATTGTATCAATTATCATCATAAGTGAATTTGATTTTATTTTATTCTTTTCTTTTTTAGCTTTTAAAAGCTCTTTTTTAAGATTTTGTAATGTCATCTTATTCTCCTTTTATTTATAAATCAATTTATCATCATATCGTATTTCTCCACCATAATGGCTGTTTTGACCTAATTCTTCACCACAATTTTTACAAACATAAAAATAAAATGCATTTCCATTAATATTTTTCTCAATTTCATTTACTAAAGAATGAAAAGTTTCTGAAGAATATCCACATTTTTTACACATAATTTTTGAATATGATTCAGGTGGCAATGTAATCCACAATTTACCGTCTTTATCTTTTTTTATTACCATTACTTGCACCAATAAATTTTTGTTATATTTGGATATTCAGAAAGTAATGGAAGTCTATAACCCAATGTATGGACTTTACAAACTTTTTTACCCATCATTTCATTTTGTAAATCACTTGAATTAAATTTACCAATAAGCCACCTGTCAATATTTGAAAATACACCTTCTTTAGTAAAAACTTTATAACATGTGTATTCACCCGTAATATTTGAAACAGACTTAATATGGATAACTCTATCTTTTCCATTTGTGTAATGTAAAGGAATAGAGCCGATGCTTATAAACAAAATAAAAATTAAAATTAAAATTAATTCTATATCTGCTTTTCTCATTATACTGTCCTTTTCATGAAATCTCTGATAAAATCTTGAGCTTGTTTTTGAGCATATCTTTGAATAAGTTTTTTAGAGCCTTTTTCAAGCTTTTCAAAATCAGGATTGTCTTTTTTGAAATCATCTAATGCATCTTGGAAAAATAAACCTGCAACTTTACCAAATTGTTTCCATTCAAGTTTAACATCTCCTTTACTTAAAAGATTTTGAATTCTATTTACTTCAAAATATCTGCTAATTTCATCCACCCACTTTCTTTCTTCATCATTAAGATTTAAATTTTTAGTATTTTTTGGTTTTTTAATTCTACCTTTTTCTTTGAATTTATTGTTTTTATTTTTAAGAATTACCCTTTCGCCATTAGGAAAATACTCTGTATTTATAGGCTTAATGACATTTCCTTCAGATATATTATTTTCTATAGGTTCTAAACCATACAATTCAGGAACTTTGGTTTGATATTCATTAGGAAAATTTAAACAATCAGTAAATGTTCCTCGAAAAAGTTCTGGAACCGTCTTAAAACCAAACATTTTTGAAAGTTCTTTCACTATATCCCAATCTAAATAATAAGGTGTATTTTTATCCCAAATCATTATATCAAAAACAATAAAATCAGTAAATGGAATATAATGAACTTCTCTTTGAATTCTAGTATATCCCTTTTCAGTTTGATCATTATAAATTCCACCAAAGTGCTCACCAAAAATCTGTATTCTCGGAATATTATAAATGTTTTGAAGATAATTAGTTAATTTTAACACTTTATCTTTATATTTTTCATACATAATATCAGCATCGAAAAATTTTTCAAGCTCTTCATTAGAAAGAATAGATGTTCTTTTAAAAGCTTGCACAATATTTCCACCACAAATGAATCCAAAGTTAGATCCATGAACTTTCTCTGTAACAACCCATTCTATATCTTTATCTCCAAAACCATGCTGATAAATTCTTTCTATTTCTTTTTCTCTATAGGAATTTTCAATTGAATCATATTTTTTGAATTCCATTTTGACTCCTTTTTCTTTTATATAATTATAATATATTTTCAGTCAAAAGTAAATAATTTATATCTTTATACACATTTTATATATTATATATATATTTTACTGAAAAAATTCTATTTTCATCTCCAAAAAAGATTACAAGTATAAATATTATTAAAACTAACCCAGCAAACATCTTCCATCCTTATCAAATCTAAGTATATTAACATAACTTTTAATATACATACCATCCTCATAGTTATCATCTTCTAAAAGGCATATAGCATCTATATACTTTTTTCTCCACATATTACAACAGCTTATATTTGAAAATTCTTCTACCTTATTATATAAAGCTTTTTTAGTTATAAATTCCACATTTCTATTTCCAAAATGTTTTTCTGCTAAAATAGAATAAAGCTCTTTCATTTTATCAGAAAATTGTTTATAATTATTTTTTGAATATATTATATAAACTTTATTAAAATGTTGTTTTGTATATAATTCACATAAATGATCTAATTCTTCTTCTAATTTCTTTTTTGTTTCCTCTAAGGTTTCTTTCATTGATATAATTACATCATCTTCTACTTTAGGAATAATTTCTAAATCATCATCAATTTGCTGTATTTTCTTTTTTATTTCTTTTATTTGTTTTTCTAATTTGATAATTTGTGGTGATTTTTTTAGGGGTTTCCTTGATTTTTTAATTGTCTTATAAATTTCTACAATTAAAAAATAAACACCTATTAAAAATCCTAAAACTATAAAACCAATTAAAAGACTCATTTTTTCATTCCTTTAAGTTCTTCATTGAGATTTTCAAGTTTTTCAAAATAAAGCTTTTTAGCATCTGAATATTTCTTTTTAAGTTCAATATTTCTTTGCTTCATTTGTTTGTGGTATTCAATATCAACGGAATTGATTATTTTTTGTGTTGAATCTGTAACCAAAGCATCAATAATTTTAGCATTTTGTTTTTCAAGCTTTTTTGAATAAACCTCTAATTCAATAACATTATCTATTAAAAGATTTAAAGCCTTTAATGATGTATTAATGGTTAATCTATTTTTTATAGTTCTTTCGATAAAAGGAAGAGCCTTTTCAAGTTTTGTTAATGTTGTTCCTATTAATTCAATTAAAATAGGAATTTGATTTGTCAACAACTCACTATTTTCAACAAATTTTGTTCTCAAATTAACAAGCAATTCCATATCAACATTCGGATTTGATTCAATTTTATCAATCTGTTCTTGAATTTTATGATTTTCTTGCTTCAATTCTACATTTAATTGCTCAAGAATTTGTTGATGTCCTATTAAATCATTTCTTTTTTGATACAAATAAGACAAAGCTACTTCTAAATCCTTAAATTCATTTTTAGGGAATATCTTATAAGCTAATTTTTTAATTAGTGTCCTATGAACAATTTTATCAAGATTAAGATTTATATCTTGAGCCGTTTTTTCTATTTCTGTTGATAATTTAGTGAATTCCATTTATTACTCCTTGCTATATTTCAACTCATTAATTTACTATTTGTTCCTCTCAAATCTATTACAACCAAAATCTTCAGTTACAAACATTCCATCTTCAGCAATAATAGAATTTTTTGGATTAACACACCAAAATTCATCTTCATATTGTCCTTTATGTTTCCACTTGCAATTCTTACAAAGCCTATTTTCAAAATCATTATAAATTTGACTAATTAATTCATCAACTTCCACTAAATCAACCAACTCTTTATTTGTTTCTATTTTTCCTGAATAACTTCTCATTTTCTTATATAGAAAATTTGACGCTTCTTTTCTTGTCATTTTATTTTTCTCCTTTCAAATCATTCAGAGAAACTTAATTTTTACTTACACATAGGGCAATATCCAAGTCCCTCTTCATCCTCAAATTCAACATAACCGCATGTTTCGCATACAAATGTAGCTTTAGCATATCTTCCTTCACCTTCACATTTTATAAAAGAATTTATTTCTCCAGCACCGTCACACTCAAGACATTTTACTATGCCTTGGTATTTTTTTCCGTAAACTTCATAAATTCCCTTTCCTCCGCAATGTATGCAAACCATTTTTATTCTCCTTCTAAATCAAATCTACCTGAATTTAAAATATCACAAATCTTCTGAGCATCTTCCTCTGTTCTAAAATAAACATCAAATGTTCGACCCACTGCGTCTCCTGTAGTGAAATAATTTTTGTCAACAATATCAAAAGAAATCCTCCATTTTCGCTCTCTGCTTCGTTCAAACACAAAACCTCTACTATTGGGGCATTCTTGGTCCCTTAAAGCTAATAATCTTGTATATCTTTTTATTTGTCTTAATGCAATTTCTGCTGTCCCTCTATCGTTCCTAAATAAACCATTCTCATTGGTATAATCACTTATTCTTGCGTCCTTAAACTCTTCGTCATCATCAACATCATTATCATTTAAACAAATTAGAAATTTATTTTCTTTTAATTCAATCTTAGACTTTTCTGGGGTTTCAAATTTAACTTCATCACGGAAAAGAGTTTGATTAGAGCAGTTATTAGGTTTTCCGTCAAAGGTAAAATTATCAAATTTACCATTTAAAAATTTAACAGAAAAAGTAGGAATTAGTCTATACTTTATTTTAGTCACAACTCCCCATCCAAATCTAATATCCCATACGCTATCACCTACTTTAAATCTATCAAGATAAGCCATTTTAATCTCCTTTAATTATATTTTCTTTTAGGGGCTTTAAATTTAACTTCGTCCCAAAACAATGTTTGGTTTAACTCTTTATGCGTTTTTCCTTCAAAGTTGTAAAAAACTCTGTATTCGTCAATTAAGTCATATCGAACTTTAAATCCTATGCCCAAATCAACTTCAAAACACGTTCCCCATCCATATTCTAAACTCCAAACTTTATTGCCTTCTTTAATTCCGTCAAAATAAGCCATTTTAACTCCTTTGTTGTTTTTATAAACTAATTATATAATAAATTTCAAGAAAAGTAAATAGTTTAAGGAAAATTTAAGAATTATTAAATCTAAACTCCCATTTCTAATTTTTGCCATTCTATAAATAGTTTAATATCCCATCTAAAGCTTTCGATGTTCTTTAAGTGTTTTTCTAAATAATCAAGTTCATTTTCAAGCTCTTTTAATTTATATTTTAGTTCAATATATTCTTTATCTCTTTCAATAAAATCTTTTATTTCATTCTGTTTAAGTGTCATAGGAAAATCATTCTTATAATAAAGATATCTTTCTGTCCAAAGAGAATCAAGCTCTTTTGAAACCTTTATCAATTCATAACGTTTGTGTTTAATCTCTCTTAAAACTTTTTCATATTCATTAGCTATATCTTTTAATTTATCTTTTATATTAGTATTATTTAGAGTAAAATCCATTTTTAATCCTTTAATATATTAACAAGTATTTCAATAATTTTATTTTTAGATTTTTGTTTTTTCATAATATATATATTATCTCCATAAAAATTACCATATCCGCCTTTAAGTTGTCTGTAATAATTCAAATTATAATTTTTAGCATCTTTTCCTTTAGTTTCTCCATAATCTTTAATAATATGTTGTTTTAGAATATATCCTTTTTTCAAAACAATATATTTTAATAATTCACCAAGTTCTATTTCTTCAGAATTTTTATATAAATTCCCACAACATAAAATAAAATAGCCATCTTTTTCAACATGTTTATCAACATTATCTACTACTTCTTTCCACCATTTTAAAAATTCTTTTAATGTTTGTTTATTACTTCCATCATTATCTTTATTAGTATATTTTACTATATCCCAGTATGGCGGATGTGCTAAAACCATTTTTACCTTTGTTCCAGGATTAAAAATTCTTGTATCAGCCTTTACAATAAAATCTCTTTTTGGCTCTAAATCGTTTATAATGCATTTTCTTCCTAAATAAGTTGCAACATCATAATCAATTCCGCTTCCACCAAATATACTCCAAATTATATCATTCTTTTTAGTAAAACGCATAATCATCTGATATGGTATTTCTTTTATCCAAATACCGTGATGTCCTTGAATAATTTCCTTTGGTGGTTCTGGAATTTCAGGTCTTTTAGGAATTTTCCAATGACCGAATATTGGATTATCGCTTAATGTTGTCAACCATCGGGCATTTGTTGTAATATCTCCAATATATTGTCTCCAATTTTCTAAATCTAAATCGCAGTGTTTAGGCATTTTCATTTTAATCTCCTATTTGTAATTCTTTTTCTATGATAGGATAAGCATTTTCTAAATAAAGATTTATTCTCTCATCAGCGTGTTTTAATATATAATTTTTCTTTCTTCTACAACTTGTAAAATCATCTACATAATCAAAAATTTTAACTTTATCCTTTGAATCATGCTGTCGCATACCCCTACCAATACTCTGATTAAGAGTAATAAAAGACTTAATGCTTGAAGCTAAATGAATGTTGTGTATTTTCTTAATATTAACACCAGTGGATAACGTTCCGTATGTTGCTATTAATATTCCTCCATCTTTTAATTCAAACATTTTTCTAATCTCTTCTCTTTTATCTCCCTTAACATCGCCTCTAATAAAAAATATGTTCAAATCATCTAACATAATTATTTTATCATATTTTATATTATTTTTTATAAGATCTTTTGACTGGACAATATAGTATTTTGAATTGTCTTTAATAGACTTAATTTCTTTTTTATAAACTAAATCTTCATTAGGAATATCTAAATTTAATTTTAATTTAATTATTTCTTTTAATAATGTTTCACCATGTGCTATTTTATTATAAAGAATTAGGTTATTTTCTTTTTTATTTGAAAGCTTATTTACTATTTTGGATATAAAAATATTTCTAACATTTAATTCTTCAATATATTTTACTTCTTGTTGGTAAGTTTTACTAACTTGCCAAAACTCTTTACAAATTTCTTTGCTATAATTCAAGAAAAACATCACAATTTCTACAGGTGTGGCGTATCCTTGATTAATAAGTTCTTGTGGTGTTATGATTGTAATCGGCTTACCTAATGTTGAAAGAAGTGTAAATTTGTCTATGGTATTTTGAGGAAGTGTCCCTGTTAAACCTATTTTGTATTCAGCATTTACGGATGCTTTTATTATTTTATCCAATACTTCAGCTTTCGCAGAATGTGCTTCATCAATTATAATAAAATCAGTTTCTGGAAATAAATGGATGGCATTTTTCATACTCTGCCAGGTAGAGATTGTAACCAATTTATTAAAATGTTTTTCTTTTCCTGAATAAATTTTATGAACATATTTATCTAAATCTTTCCACCCATATTCATTAAAATCACTATACATCTGTTCCACAAGATTTACTGTTGGAACAATTAAAACACCCTTTAAATTTTTTGATATGAAATATCTAATGATTGCATATAAAACAAAACTTTTACCTGAATTATGATGAACTATATCATTTTGGACATAACATTCTTCTTCAATATCAACATTAAAATCAATCCATTCCTGTTTTTTTACATTTTCAATCGAAACAATTTTTTTAGTATTAGATAAATCACCTTTTAATATCTCATTCCCCATCTTCAAGTTTGAAGAAGACTCCCAAATTAATTTATTTTCATCTTTTTTTAACAAAAAATGTGTAATAGAACATTTTATTGATGAACCATCATCAAATATAATTTTTTTACCATCCAAGTCTTTTTTAATAAAATAATCATTTATTTTTCTAAAACCAAAGGGTGTTTCAATTTTTATCTTTTTTCCTTGTTTTAATAATTCAAATATTTCGCCAAAAGTTTTTTCTTCTATTTTCATATTAACTCCTAAAATTAAATATTTTTATAATTATATAATATTTATAAGGAAAAGTAAATGAAAATTCGAAAAAGCACTCTAGAAAAATTAAAATTGAAATCAGAAGAATTAAAAATAAATTATAATATCTTAATTAAATTAAGAGAATATTTTGGTTCTTTTAATTTTTTGACAAAATTAATGAATATAAAGAAATCATATAATAAATATGATAAAAATAAAAAATTTCCAAATTCATTTGAAGAATTAAAAATATTTTTAGAAAAAATATATGAATTTAGAAATAATAATGACGCTAAAATAAATTTAGAATACTTTTTACTTATAGGTTTATCAGAAAAAGAATATAAAAAATATTGTTCAGCTAAAACAAAAAAGATGATAGAAATGCCTACTTTTACAAATACGCTAGAAGAATATAATGAAAAATATGGTGAAGAAGAGGGTAGAAAAAGATATGAGAAAAGAAGAAAAGATTGCGGAAAATCTGTAAGATTAGAATATTGGCTTGAAAGAGGCTATACTGAAGAAGAGGCTAAACAAAAATTAAAAGAAAGACAAGCCACAGGCAAACTTGAAAATTTTATGAAAAGATATGGACCAGTTCAAGGATATATAAAATGGTATAAAAGACAAAAAAAGTGGCAAAATACATTAAATTCTAAATCACCTGAGGAGATAGAAGAAATCAATAAAAAGAGAAATCCATATTTAAAATATGATTATGAAACAAAAGAAGAATATTTTAATAGAGCAAGAAATTATATAATAAATAATAA